GTCGGCGAGGTCTCGCGACAGGTTCTGGTCGAGTCCGCCGGCCACGTATCCTCGCATCGCGTCCTGCGCCACTTCGCCGGGGTCGGTGTTGGCGAGCTGCTCGCGCCAGCCCTCCATGGCCCAGCCTGAGATCGTCGCCGCCGCCAGGCCGCGCGAGCTGCCCGAGAACCGCGCGACGGTCTTCGCGCTGCTGCCGAGCGCACCGACGACACGCTGGCCTATCTTCGACTGGAACACCTTGCCGACGTTGTAGAGCCCGAACCCCAGCAGGATCGAGTCTGAGCTCACGTAGCCGCCGAGGGCGAGGCCGGCGCGGACCTTGGACATCGATGAGGCGAAAGCGTTGGCGGTCTTCTGACGCACCTCGGCGAGCCCAGCCTTGGCCGCGGCGATCTGGCCCTGAAGAGCGTAGGCCGGGACCCTCGAGGCACCGAGCCAGTCCGCGCCGAGAGCATCTTTAACAGCCTTTGCTGCCTCGTTGGCCGTCGTGTAGCGCCCGTTCACGACTGCTGACTCAGCCTTGTCGAGCAGGGCTGCCTTGGGGCCGAGGGCGGCGCGGGCCGCCGCCAGGTCGCTCGTCAGGGCGCCTGTGCGGGCGTGCAGCGCGTCGACCATCTTGGGGCTCACGTTTGCCCTGGCGAGTAGCGCGCCGCGCGCTCGAGACGCACCATAGGACAGACCGGCGCCGAGCAACGAGGTCGCCGCGCCGAACGTGGCACTGAACGCCGCCCTCGAGGCCACCTCGACGGGATCGAAGTCCTTGCCCTTGATCGCCTGGTCGGTGACTGCCTGCGTCGCGCCGAGCGCGCCGGCCTCCGCAGCAGCAGCTGTCGCTCGAGGCAGCAGGAGCTCGGCGGCCCGAGCTCGGCGCGAGAGCATTGTGGCCTGGACAAGCGCCGGGTCGACCGTCGGCGGCGGCAGGGGCGGCCCCACGCCGTCGGGCGCGCGACCCGGCGAGAGCTTGCCGCTGCCAACCTGCGGGCGAGCAGCCCGCTGCGCAGCTGGCCCACCTGTGACCTTGCCGGTCACTGGGGGCGCCGACCAGGCCGGCTTCGAGCGCAGAACAGCGGCTCGCCGCAGGATATCCTCGCCGCCGATCTTGGGGCTCAAGACGGTCGGCCCTGCGGCGCGAGACGGAACCCCGAGCGGGGCGCGGAGCGGGGCCTGCACCACGCGGGGCACCTCGAGCCGCCCCGCGTTGGTCAGCGTCTTCGAGGCTGTCCCCGTCGCCGGAGCCGTGAAGCCCCTCGACCTGGCAGCCGCCGCAGCGCGCTCCGCGGCGGTCGCCCGCGCAGCGATGCGCTGACCGAGTCCGCGGCCGGCGGCGCTCACGCGCGCCAGCGGGGCGCCGGGGATCAGCATCGAACCGAGGGCCCCGCCGATCTCGCCGATCGGGAACGCCGTGGGGTTGTGCTTGGCGTACTTGCCGACCGTGTCCTTGGCGAGCAGCGAGGGCAGCCCGAAGAGCGCGGTGTTCGCCACGCCGAGCAGACCGGCGGTCACCGGCGCGTCATACTCCCGCGCCTCGAGGATCTGCGTGCGCTCGGCCTCCGACAGCGGCACGGCGTCGCCGGCGGCGAGCACCTTACGCGCCTCGGCCTCGGGGAGGCTGTACGTCTCCCCGTCTGGACCCTTGAGGTTGACCGACCCGTCGTGGACCGTGTAGGCGACCTTGGCCAACTACTTCACCGCCCGGCCTTTCGCGGCTGCGCTCGAAGCCCTCGCCTGTCGGCCGCCGAAGAGGGCGGACAGGGGGCGCACGTTGTAGCCGTAGTTCGATCGCGTCCGAAGCGCCATCGCGGTGTTTCGCTGGATCTCCGAGCGTAGCTGCTTTAGGCGCTTGATCGTCTCCTGGCCGCCAAGCCAGAACGACTGCACGGTGCCCTTGTAGCGCTGGAAGTCCTGCTCGGTCATCACCCCGCCCTCGCCCGTCGCCTTGCGCAGGGTGACAGCGATGCGGGGCAGGAACATCTGACGCACTTCGTATGCCTTTGACCCCGGCGTCCAGCGGCTGATCTGGCCGTAGCCGCCTTTCTTGATTCGCGAGAGGGCGTCGTTGATGGCGGTCAGCGTCTGCGCCGCGCCCTCGACGTAGCGCTTGAACTTATCCTTTGGCTCCTTGCCGATCGCGGCGGCGCGGGACGACGGGGAGACGGCAACGTCCCGGTAGGAGCTCGTGCTCTGTACCGTCGTCTTCGATCGTGAACCAGCCTTGGCCTCGACCTTCTGCAGGCCGATCTTGCCGATCAGGTCGTCGAGACGCTCCTGGGCGGCGGGGATCTGCAGCCGTGTCTTGGCCTGCTCGAGCTCCACGACGGCGAGGTCGCGCGCGGCCTGGCGCTGGATTCCCTCGCGCCGCATCCACTGCCGCATGATGCGGTCCTGCTTGCCCTGCGCGAGGCCGGCCTGCTTCATCATGAGGCTGAGCTCGGCGCGCTGCTCGGCCACGTCACGCTCGATCGCCGCGTTGAAGATCTTCAGACCGCTGTTTTTGAGCCTGCCCTTAGTCCAGCCCTCGGCGAGCGCCCCGAGCATGATCCCGATGATCCCCAGCGCCTTGCTGTTGCGTTTGTAGTAGCGCTCGTAATCGACCTTGTGATCGGAGATGCGCTTGGTGATTCCCTCCAGCCGCTTGGTCGCTTCATCGTGGCTGAGCTTCAGCTTGTGCGCGTCGGCGCCGGCGTACATCTCCTGGTCCTGCAGTTGCAGTCGCCGCCGCTGCAGAGCCTCCTGGCTCTTAGCGATCAAGCCGAGCTTGTCCTGCGTCGAGTCCTGGGCCGCCTTCGCCCGAGCGTCGAGCGTCTTGCCGATCTGGGTCGCCTCGGCCGCCGTGTAGCGCCCCTGGGTCGTGGTGCGCGTCGTGCTGCCCCCGCGCAGCCGCATCTTTTTCGGGCCCAGGCCCATCATGGGCGCCGCGAGAGCTTGTCCCTGCGTCTTGGGCGAGAGCTCGACTGCTCCGGTCGTCGGCGCTGCGGCGCCTGCGACGCCGGGGTTGTCGCGCGCAACGGACGAGTGCACGACCCCGGCCATGCCGCTCATGCCCTTGGTGGCGGCCAGTAGGTCTTGCAGCGACGAGGTCGGCACAGCCGGCGGCGCGACAGGAGGGTTTGCCGGCGTGTCGAGAAGCGACACGGGCTGCTGCGGGTGCACCGCGGCCACCGACGGATCATGCGCCGACGTGGCGAGCAGGGGTGGCGCCTGCGCAGGCCACGCTGGCGCGCGATGTACCTTCTTTGCGAGCGGTCCAGCCATCCCAGCCTCCTACTCGAAGAGCTTCGCGGAGAGATTCTTCTGCATCTCTTCGTTGTTCATCGCCCGCTTGATCTGGTCGAGCGTCGCCTGCGCTTGGCCGGCCTCGGTTGGCGCGTTCAGCGACTGCAGAAGCGGCCGCTTCTCGATGAAGCGCATCGCGTCGTCGTACTCCTGCTGCGAGCGAGCATACCGCGCCGCCGGCGTGTTGGGCGGCACCTGCGTCAGCATCGGCCGCATGCCCTGGCCGATCGTGTCGTCGATGATGCCCTTCGCCACGGGGTGAACGCTCATCGGGACGCCGGGCTTGGCCTGGTTTGCCGCCGCCTGGCCGCCGCCTCCGTCCCACTCGTGCATGTTGTCGGCGACGTGCCCATACTGGTGCGACCAGCGGCGCCGGTCAGCGGCCTCGTCCGACGGGTAGCGCTCGACCACGTCTCTCGCGCCGAGATCGTGCCCCGAGACGTCGCCCGTGCGCATCTTGTCGAGCATGGCATGCATCGCGCCACCACCACCTTCGACGTTCTCCTTCGCGCGCCGGTCGCTGACTACTGCCTCGTAGCGGTCAGCCTGCTTCGACGCCCACTCCGGCGCCGGGGCGCCGAGCTCGGCGCCGGCAGAAACCGCACCGCCCTCGAGCTTTTTGAGCCGGTCGTGCAGGCTCGCGGCAGCAGCCAGCGCGAGCGGGGCAGCCTGGCTGCTGTCGACGCCTAGCATCCCCGTCTGCGGGTTGGTCGTAACCGCGCCGCGCCCAGCCTCGGACTCTGCGAGGTCTTGCGCCATGATGCCGCCGTGGCGCTGGTCGTCGCCGCCGGGCACCCCGGGCTTGTAGTCGAACATCGCCGGCTGCAGCTTGTCGAGCATCGCGTCGAGCGCGCCACCACCACCTTCGACGTTCTCCTTCGCGCGCCGGTCGCTCACGATGGCAGCTGCCGAGGCGCCGGCGTTCATCAATCCGCCAAACCGGGAAGCCGCGGCCTCCTCGCTCGCTCCGTACATTCCGCCCTGTACCTTTTGCTGCCCACCAACCAGATTCAGCCGGTCCTGGTTGGCCTGACCCTGTAGCCCCTTGTTGTACTGCCCGAGGCCCAGGCTCATCCCGCGGCGCATCTTCTCGGCGCCGAGCTGCTGACCGTAGTGTCCCGCTGCGGCCTGGGACCAGCCCTGACGCGCAGCGTTTGCCGCCATCTCGCCTCGGAGGCGGGCCTGGTCCGCGACGTTTGCGCCCATCTCTGAGGTCTGCTGCATCTGGCGATACCGACCAGCCATCCCCTTCCCGGCGGCCTGGGAGGCCAGCTGCTGCCCGAGCATGCGCTGGTCGCGCAGCCCCTGGGCCTGGGCCTGGGCCTGGGCCCCGCCGGTCGCATAGTCTCGCATCGAGTCGATCGCCTGTTGCGACCGAAGCGCCGCCGCCTCGGCCCGGGGGTCACCCGCCTCGAGCCGAGAGCGCTCGCTGCCGGCCCCCGGGGATCCCAGCGGATCGTAGGCCTTGTAGTCGAGCAATCCGCCCTCGGAGAAGTCCTTGGCCGGGTCGTAGAACGTCGGCTTGAGATCATCATCGCCCCCGCCGACCCCGAAGAAGTCGCCGACCGCTCCGAAGGCATCGCCCACCCAGTCGAACAGTCCCATTAGAACCTCCTGCCCGAGAATGCCTTCTGGGCGTTCGGGCGCAGGGTCACCAGCGCCGAGATAGCAGAGAGAGCCCAACTGTCACCCTCGGACGCAGGGCTTTCCTCGATCCGCACCTTGATCTTCGAGCACTTCGAGCGGCCAAGCGCTACTTCGAGCTGCATCGCCAGGTCTTCGTAGGTCGTGCCGGTGCCGAGCGCGTTCTTGAACGTCTCCGGCCCGAAGTCCGCCAGCGCCGTCGCGTCGAATGTCAGCACTTCTCGCCACTCAGGCTCGCCGTCGTAGGCGACCGACACCTTGAGCGTGCAGTCGCCGATCGTGTATCCGTCGAGGTAGAGCCGGTGAACGCGCGCGAAGCCGGCGATTGCCTCCGACAGGGACATCCACGGCGTCTCGACGGCGAGCGCCGCCGTGTAACTGCCGACAAGGTCGTCCTCGCGAAACGCCGGCAGCCCGGTGTAGAGCACCGCGTCGGAGATCGTGCTGGTGAACCCGTCGGGGCCGACCACGTCGTGATAGAGCGAGCAGTCGACGTACAGCGGAAAGGTCGGGGAGGCCACGCTGGTCCAAAGCAGGACACCGTTTCGGTAGTAGGTGACGACGCCGCTTTTGACCTGGATGCGGAAAATGTCGCCGATCGAGTATTCCCCGCCGACCGGACCCGCCACCGTGACGCCGTTTTCCCAGATGTAGACCCCGCGGCTGCTGTCCGCCTGGATCGCAAAGTCCATCGATCCATAGCTGTAGTCGGGGTTGTCGTTGGTCAGGGCGCAAAACTTTTGGCGGTCGTTTTCGACGACCGTCCACTCGAGGGCGCCGTCGCCGGAGAGGGACTGCTGGCTGATCGCGCCGGCGTTGTAGGCGCCGCCGCCGCCGCTCTTCGAGACGCTGTTGCCCGTGATCGTGACGTACTGGCCGCTCTGCCAGACCACGTCTTCGACCGTCCCGGGCGTGCTCGTGATCTGCTTGAGCAGCGAGGTGTTGGCTCCGCTGCCGTTCAGGATCCACTCGACGCCGTCGATCGCCACGGCGGCGACGCGATTGCCGCTGTTGACCCACAAAGCCCAGCGGTCGTAGTCGTAGCACCAGGCCAGGCTGGGACTGTCCGAGAAGTGCCAGACCACCGCACGGTAGTCGGGGAGCACCGCCACGCCGACGACGGTGCGGTCGAGGACAAAGTCGCGAACGGCGTCGCCAACGGGCCGTAGCACGCCCTGCTGCGTTAGCAGGTAAAGACCCTCGTCGGACTGAAAAACGAGCCCCAGCGGCGTCTCGGCGACGCTGCGGTGGTTGATGCAACCGATCGCCGTGGAGAGCAGCCGGCCACCCGCGATGTTTTGGCCATACAGCGTCGGAGTGTAGCCCGCCCCTGAGACGACAAAGATCGCCCGATCGTAGAAGACCACCAGGCTTTCTTTGCTGAGCGCACGCATTGCCGTCGGGACACCGTGCTGCGACGACACGCGGAAGTTGAAGTAGTCGTTGTGCTCGAAGGCAAACGGGTCGTCGAGGTCGCGGGAGTAGGCCAAGAAGCCGGGTCGTTCCGAGTCAGCGACGATGTGCTTGTCGCCCCAGATCGCGTGGGCTCCGCTCGGCGGCGGTTGCGTCGTCGGGACCTCGTCACCGTAGGTGTAGACCTTCTCGTTGTCGGTGATCGACGAGTCCGCCGCCGCGTCTACGTAGGTGGCCACGCCGGTGGCCACGCCGAGCTCGACCGCGCCGATCGCGTAGAACGGGCCAGGAGCTGGCGTAGATGCGCTGACCGCAGTGCGGTAGATGCGAGCTCGCACGCCGCGCCGAGCTCGGGTGTGCTTGCAGTCGCGGACGTTCACGGTGACGGTGTCGCCGGCGCTCGTCGCTTGAAGAGCGGGCACCGGGGTGGGGGCAGAGCGGAAGAGGCGGCCGCTAGCGTCGACCCGCTCGTAGACAGCCAGGTAGCGATAGTTGCCAGCAGATATCGCGGTCGCGCCGGCCGCTACGGACGTGTAGATCGTCTCCGGGTACATCAGGAACCCGTGCTCTACAAAGGTGTCTCCGTCCACGACCATCGGCAGCGCCCCGTCGAGGAGCGAGTGATGCGGCGTTGGCAGGATCGCCGGGATCCTGTCCACGCAATTCAGGCGAGCTATCGCATTCGCCGACCCATCACTGCCGGCGCCGGTCGGCACGTAAAGCTGCGCGGGCGTCGCCAGCCGCTCCACCCACTTGCCGGGCACCTGGTTGCGAAGATTCGGAAAGCTGTAGTCAAGGAACCCGCTGCGCCCGATTAGAGCCTTGCCCCTTGGGTCAGATCGATACGCATCCCCGTCTCTCGTTAGAGCGGAGAAGATGATCGATGCCTGAAGTGTCGTATTCGGGCTGGCAAAGCTCCGAATCGCCAGAGGGACCATGGCATCGGCAAGCCGCGGTCGGCCTGCGATCTGGGCGTCGAAGACCCAGTCCGTGGCGTTTGTCGCGAAGGTGGCCACCGGCGTGGTGAGAAGAGCGGTACAGTAATTCTGATGAGCGATCGGCCATCCGTCGCTCTCTAGGATATCCCAGATCACGTGGGCGGCAGTGTCGGAGTCTCTCCAGGCAGTCATGCGGTTGATCGCATTGGTTGCACCGGACTCCACGCCCACGGTGAGCACCGTGCCGAGCGCCGCCGCGCTGCTCACCGTGCGTACCTTTACATTGTGATTGCCGGAAGTCTCGTTGTAGGCCCAGCCGGCCAGGCATTGACCGTCTGACAGGCGAACGGCGCAAACAGCGGAGCACTGCTCGAGAGCCCCGCCGCTCTCGATGACAGCCTGCGAAGAGATGGTCCCGCCGCCCGCCATCAGGGCGTAGTAGCAGTTGGCCGTGACCGCAAAAGTTGTCTCGGAGTAGACCAGCAACTGGTTCGAGCCGAACTGCTCCGCGTCGAAGAAGGCGTCGCGGGTGTTGTCCCAGTTGGTCGACAGGCCGACCGCGGTAAGCGTTCCAATGACCCCAGCGGAAGTCACATCGGCGTAGCTGAAGGTCCCGGCCGAAACAGCAACCCACGCGATGAAGGCGCTGCCGTCCGACGTGACGCGCGCCATGCACTTCACCGCATTGGCGGCCTGCACGATCTGGCTGTAGAGCAGCTTCCCCGTGACGAGGTCGTGCGTCTCGACCCGCACCTCCCAGGTGCCTCCGGGGATCGCTGCGGTGTAGACCAGGCAAAGCACGTTGCCGATCACTGCTGAGTCCACGTCGGAAATGACGTGCGGGCTCTCGGGTCGGATGTAATCCGACTCCAGCGTCTGCGGGGATGCCGTACCGAGCCAGACCCACGCGCTCCCATCCCACACGTAGCCCGAGCCGCCGAGCGCCAGCGGTTGGCCGACGACCTCGCCGAGCGCGTCAGCGTCGACACCGGGAGAGGCGTTGTCGTAGCCGCGCCGCTTCCGCACGATCCCGCGCCGGTCGAAGTATCCGTCCTCGATGCGAGCCAGCGCCTTGCTCAGGTGCTGGTTGGTCTGCGCGTCCATCGGCCGGTCGGCGCCGGCGAGGCCAACAACCCTTCTAGGCGGCATCGGGCACCCCGATCGCGCAGAAGCAGCCATCCTCGAAGACCACCTCCTGCGTGCCGTCCTCGCACCAGAAATACACGCCGAGCTCATCGCCGGCCGCCAACTGGACCGGAGCGAGCATGCCCGCCGCGCCAACGTCCCCGCCCGTGCCGATCACGCGATGCCCGTGGAGGCCCGGCAGGATCTCGGCGCCACCGTCCTTGTAGACCCCGTAGGCGTAGGTCTTGGCCGCCCCGCCAGAAAACGAAGCGGGCAGAACGGCGACGATGTAGACCCCGGCGCGGTCGATCCGGATAATCCCCTGTTCGAGGATCGCGACGGCGCCGCGCGACGGGCCAAGGACATCGAAGGCCTTGATGATCTTCTTGTTGGCCTCGAGCGCCCCGCCGAACGCACCAGTGCCCGTGGTGTTGTCGCGGACACTTATCGCCGCGTAGTGGGGGTCTGCCCGCTCGAGGAGGCGTGCCCACGTCTCGACCGACTCCTGGTAGCGCGCCAGGTCGCGCAGGTCGGTGTGGATGCGTTCGGGGACCGTCACTAGCGCCTCCGCAGGCGGTAGAGCTCTCGGGCGTCGCGAGCTCTATTCTGCCGCGTCAGGAAAAGCGTGCGAGCCGAGCTCCGGTCATTCCGGGTTGCCTTCAGGATGCGACGCTCGACCCGGTCGCGCTCGCGCAGCCAGATCGGTACCGCCTCGTGGTTGTCCATCGCCCCGAGCTTGATGCAGCAGTCGAGGACCACCCACTCCTGCCACTGGTTCTTGCTGTCGAGCAGGACGGGGGTAGCACCGTCCACGATCGTCGGCGCGACCGGGACGTAGGTCAGGCGCAGCGTCCCCGACCAGGTCGGGCTCTGCGACAGCCAGAGCACGCCACCTCGCATGTGGTAGCGCGTCGAGAACTTGTCGTCCTCGTCGTCGATCAACTCGATCGGGTCGCCGACCATGAAGGGCTCGAGGCGGTAATACTCTGAGCCATCGAGCACGTCGACCCGCAGCAGGTGGTAGTAGTCGGTCAGGCCAGCGGTCGCGAGGTCGTAGCTCTGCGTGCCAGACGCAACGGTGACGTTTCCCTGCGACATCGGCACGCGGGCGCAGTCACCCGCAATCATGATGTCGTAGAGGTGGGCGACGCTCTGGTTGACCCAGCGCCCCAGGACGGTGTCGTCGATGGGGTTGGTTCGGAACTCGCCGCGCGCTCGGATGTCGGCGACAATCGTGGCCAGGGTGATGTTCTGGGCCATGACTACCCCTTACTCGCGGCGACCCTCGCGGACACGATGTTCTCGATCGCCGACAGCAGCTTCGCGCCGTCGCCGGATTTCAGGGCACTTTCGAGCTCGGCGGCGACACCCTTCTTGGCGTCCTCCGCATTGCCCGCCGGCTTGTCCTTGGAGGCATCCGACGCCTTTTTGGCGATCATGATAGCCAGTGCCGGGATGGGCTTCTTGTCTGCCATGCGACCTCCAAGAGGCCGGCGGCGCCACTCGCGAAGAGCGACGCCGCCGGGAGGCTAGATGCTGATGATCGCGTTCTTGCCGGGCGCGTTGCAGCCGAGCTGAACGAAGCTGAACGCCCGCACCTCGTTGGCGCTCGCGTCCGACTTCCGCAGCATGCGGTTGCCGTCCAGATTGTCGATCTGGATCGCCGGGCCCATGCTGAAGAGACACCAGGTGTCGGTCTGCAGCAGGTAGATCTGGTGATCCGGACAGAACGCCGCCGGCATCACCGTCAGCAGCCCCTTGGGACCGTAGATCTCCAGGTAGCGGAAGCCGCCCTGACCCGTGGCGGTCTGGTCCCGCTGGACCTTCGCGCCCATCTCCTTCACGAGCGACCGGAAGTTCTGGAAGCTCAGCAGCACCTTGTCGGGCACGCCGCTCGACTCGCGGCCGAGCAGGTGCGCGGCGTCGATGATCGAGCCCTCGATGTCGCTCGAGGAGCCGGTGTGCTTGACGCCCGCCAGGCGGGTGTCGTCGGCGGTCCTGACCTGCCCCAGGAACGAAGACTCGCCGGTCGTGTCTTTCAGCCACGCCGGGAGGCCGAAGACCTTGTTGGTGGTCGTGTCGGTGTAGTCGCCCTCGTTGAAGAGCAGGTCACCCGCGACACAGGAGTCGGTGTTGGCGTCCACGGTGAGCGTGCCCGCCTGTCGGTCGACGGCGGTGACAACCATCGCAGTCGCCGCGGTGGCGCCACCACGGATCTCGTCCGATGCCGAGTCCGCGCAGACCAGTTTCTGACCCACCCAGAAGTTGGTGATCTCCTCGGTATTGGTCAGCGTGATCACCAGGGCCGGCATCGTGGAGACGATGCCGATCGCGCCGGTGCCGTCGCGGAACAGCGAAGACTCGAGGTCGTTGGCCAGCCGGTTGAGCAGGCTGTCGACCATGTGCTTGACACCGCGAAGGAAGGCGCCTTTGTCGTTGCGCGAGCGCAACTGCGCCTCGGTCGTGATGACCGCCACGCCATGGTTCTCGACCACGTCGATGTCGAAGGCGCCGATCTTCGACGCCAGCACGTTGGCCTGCGCCTTGGCAAACGCCGCCGAGCGACCGCCCACGTCCTCCCACACGATCGGGAGGGGGTAGGTCGAGCCCGCGAAGTTCTCGTCCTTCTTGATCGTCGACAAGAACGGCCGATGCGTCTTGTCGTAGACCAGGTCTTTGACAGACTGGCCGCTGTAGAGCTCTTTGAGCGCTGCTGCCAGCGCCGCTGCTGTGATCGTCATGTCTCCTCCGAGAGCGAAGCAGCGGTCGGCTATTGGCCGGAGGAGTTGCGAGTTGGGGGTTGCGAATAGCCGCTTGGACCGCGAGGGCGTTGCCCTACTCTGCCGCTTCTGCTCGTTCCATGGCCTCGAGGGCGCGTTTCATGCGCTCTTCCTCGTTGGGTTCGCTCGGGGCCGGCGTTCCTTCCTCCTGCCCGGCGGTCAAGCCGGGGGCTCTTGGTTGCTGCGGCGTCGGAGGTTGCGGCTGGGTCGGCGCGGGCGCCGGTTGCGGTGTCGCCTGAGGCTGTCCACCGAGAGCCTGATAGCGCTTGGCTTGCTCTCGATAGTGTGCCTCTACGTGGTCGAGGATAACATCGGGTGGCGGATTTGTCGCGTTTTGCGACACCCATGCCTGGGCAGTCTCGATCGCCAGGTCGAGCGCCTCCTGGCCGAACGCCTTGACAGCTCCCCAGCGGTCGCCGCCGCGATCCACGATCATCCCGAGGCGGTGCTTCTCGCTGGCGATCATCGAGTTGTAGTCGCGCGTCTCCTGGGTCTGCTCGAGCTTCGCGAGCTTCGCTTCGAGGTCGGCGATGCGCTTCGCCTCCGCAGACTGCGGCGCAGCGGGCTCGGCGGGCGCGCCCTCGGCCTCCGGGTCGAGCCCGATGTGCTCGAGGTAGGCGTTCCAGACGCCGTCGGGGTCCGCGTCGAGCGCCTGCTTCAGCGTGGGCTGGTCCCCGCGCTCGGCGAGCTGGGCCTTGAGCTGGCGGTTCTCGGCGTCGAGCGTCGACATCTTCGCCCAGCGCTCGCTTGGCGTGAGCTCCGGCTCGGTCGCGGCGGGCGCGGCGGGCGCGGGTGCGGCGGCGGGTGCGGCCGCTGGCGGGTTCTCTGCAGCCTCTGCGGCGGCCACAGCGGCCTCGATGCTGCCGGCCGGCGGTGCGGCAGGTGGCGGCGCAGCCGGCGGCTCAGTGGGCGCCTGCGGGGTTGCGGGTGCGGGCTGTTGCGTGTCGCTCATGGTCCCTCCATGCCGGGCGGCATCGCCCCCGGCGCAGGTGGCATGCCGGGTGGCATACCGGCTGGACCCGGCGGCATGCCGGGCGCCATCTGGCCACCGATGCCCTGGGGCGGCGCCCCGGCAGCCGGCAGGCCCTGTGCCATCGCTTGCTCAGCGGAGATCGAGGGCTCCGCGAGATTGAGCCAGCCCTCGAGTGCATTGGCCCCCTCTTCGTTGCCCTCGATGCGTGCGCGCGACCAGTAGCCGACGCAAAGCCGCTTGCCGAGTTGCAAATCTTGGAAGTCGTGCGGCTCGATCAGCTCCCCGGTCGACGACATGTGCTCGAAAAGCCTCTGCAGGTCGTCCATCGGCGCGTTGGCGAGCTTTTCCCACTTCGCGAGGTCGGGCATCTTCAGCAGGTCGCGCGCCTCTGCCGGGTTGATGATGCCGCGCTCGCTGAGCCGGATCACCTGCTCGATGCGGCCGGCGGCCTGGTAGGGCAGCGACGACTGCGGCTGGATCTGCAGGTCGAAGCGGTCGTCTTTCATCGACACCTCGGACCAGGTGATCTTCTGAACGAAGCCCTTCGCCGCACCCTTGACCGACCAGGACTTGCCCTTGTCGCCGGTGTTGGCGAGCCGGCGACCGGCCTGGATCATCAGGCGGCCGATGCCACAGCGCATCCGCTCGAGCTTCTTCGACTGCTGCGAGAAGCGCTGCGACTCCACGTCTTGCAACGTCATCATCGCCAGGGCGGCGCGGATCGCGCCGGGACGCTCCGACTGCGCAGACATCTTCGAGACGCCCGAGAGCTCGTAGGCGCGGTCGTAGAGGGTGTTTCGCTCTTGGAAGACCTGCGGGTGCATCGCCGGTGGCGTCTCCACCCGCGGCGGCACGGCGCCGCTGTACTCGATGATCCGCGCGTCCTTGACCTCCTCGAGGCTCCCATCGTCGATCTTCGAGCCGAGCGGCACGAGCACGTAGGGCGTCGCGAGCAGCGCCATGTTGAGCTGTATTTTCTGGCTGAGCTCGTTGAGCTCCGACTGGATCGGGAGGATCTCCTCGACAAGCCCGATGCCGTGCCACCCCTGGTCGGGGTCCTGCCAGCGGTGGACCTCGTAGGGCAGATCGTCTGTCCATTCCTCGTCAACCAGCGTGAAGTTGTTGAGGGCGACGACGCGGCGTCCAGGGCCGCTCTCGGGCTTGTAGTGTGCCTCGACGATCTGCACGAGGTCGCGCCGCACCGTTGCGCTCTTGTGCTCCTTCGAGCGCGCAGCGGCCAGGGCGGTCTTGAGACTGGCGTCCTTGCCGGTGCCGAAGGTGCGCAGGATGCGCCCCTTGCTCCAGTGGTCGCGCAGCATGATCGTCGTCGGCGGCCCGTCGAGCGCCGCGTTGTCGTCGACCACCACCTTGTAGGGGTGCACTCTCTTGACCCTGACCGTCCCGTCGCCCTCGTCGACCCGCAGTACGCCGGTGCCGTAGATGCAACTGTCGCGCAGCGCCTTGCGCGTCTCGCCCTCGAGGTCCGTCGCCGCCATCGCTCCGATCAAAAACTTCTGCAGGAGCTCGGCCTTCTCGTGCGTGCTCTCCGGCGCGTCGAGCGGCAGGATGCGCGGCATGGGGTCGTGCATCGTGAGCTTCGCGCAAACCGTATCGACGCAGCTGCGCGAGGCGTTCACGGTGATCGGGATGCCGCCCGGCAGCAGCGAGTCCTCGGAGTCGACCAGCGTTGGCCACCCGTGGTTGTCGCCAGGCTCGAATCCGTCCATCGAGCGGTCGCTGTAGGCGTTATAGAGATCACGATAGCCATCGTAGATCCTCGACTGCTCCACGACGATCGCATCCATCGTCGAGAAGAGAAGCTCGTGGACCTTGTCGTCGCCCTTTTCGGCGTCCTGCCAGAAGTCAGACATCGATCACCTCACGATGCGGAGCCGGCCGCCGCGACCTCGCGCTCTCGCCGCTGCGCGCTCGCGCATCTCCGCGACGATCTGCTCGGCCTCCGTCGGGGGCTCCTTCGCCGCAACCCAAAGGTGCGGGCTTGCGTACCGGCGCGAGTAGAGGGCGGTGTCGTGGATATCCCGCGGCTTGCCCTCTTCGCGCGTCTTCTTGATGGGGTGAACGATCCAGATCAGGTTGCGCCACTCCTTCGCGAGCGGGTGGTCTTCCGGGTGCCCTGGGTCGTCGAGGTTGAAGATCTTCACGTTTCCAAGCGATAGATCGCGATTCATGAACTGAATCTGCGCGAATTTGTCGCTTTTCTCCGCGTTGATGATCGGAATGCCGTGTTTTATGCGCAACTCGTGAACGACGGACTTCGCCACGCCGCCGGGATCTGCGACGATGTCGAGCTTGGGGTAGGTCGCCTGGTAGTAGCGAATGCGATCGATGTAGTCCTGCATCGTCGCGCCGCCGAAGGTCCGCGACTGCAGGTAGATCAGCCAGGGGTAGCGCCTGCGGTTCCAGGTCGACAGCGTCATCGCCGCGCGCTCGTCGCCCCAGTCGATCGCCAGTAGAAAATGGTCGTCTTCCTCGCGGCGCCACTCGTGCAGGTAGTTGATCGCCGGGTCGACGTGGATAACGTTGGCCCGGGTGTCGACCACCCACTCGCCGTGGTACTCCCTTTTGACCCAGGGCTCGTTGTCGATGTTCGGGTTGCCGAGCCTGTACTCTTCGAGCTGGCGCTGGAGCTCGGCGCAGGTGTAGGGGTTCTCCATCGGAGAGCCGTGGATGACCGCCCACTGTGGGTGCTGCCCCGCGGTTACCTCGTAGAAGTACCCCTCGGGCATCGGGCCCGGGGTGCCGCAGAAGAAGAGCCGACCGTTTTTGTCCGCCAACCCGGGCATGATGCCGCGGATCATCTTCTCCACGTCCGAGTACCAGTCCTGGCCCTCGTCGATCAGCACCAAGTCGTTCTTCTGGCCTCTGAACTGCCGGTGGCGCCGCGGGTCGTCGGCGCCGAACAGCTTGATCATGCCGCCGGTTCGCCGGAACCTGGCCGCCATCTCTACGCTGTTGAGCTTGCAGTCCCACTGGTACTTCTCGGCTAGTTCTTCGACGATCGGCCAGGCGATCTCTCGGGCGTCGCAGCGCTGCTGGTAGATCGCGACGGCGCGGAAGCGCTTCTGCACGCCGGCCTCGGAGCCGGCGAGTCGCAAGAAGCCCTCGGTCTTCCCGAAGCGGCGCGAGCTGAGCAGCGCGACCTGCTGAGCAAGCTCTCCCAGTTGGTTCTCTGCCCAGATGTAGCGGCGCTGACCTTCATGCAGATCCTCCACCGCTCTTCGCAGCCGAGCTCTTCTTTCGAGCTCGTCGACGAGGCCGCTCAGCCGGTCGCTCGCCTTCCGCGGGCGCCGGAGCTTCGACCGCCGGCTCACGGGCTGCTCGCTCGGAATTCTCGCGACGGACCTTCTCGAAAACGGCATCGACCCCCGCTCGCACCTCCGCGCGACCGGCTGGCGTAGCTAGCTTCGCAGCAAGCTCCGGGTCGTCCTCGGGGATCATCGCTGCCATGCGAGGGTTTTCCTCCTCGAGCAGGGTTCTCATCCCCTTGGGCTCGTAGAGCCAACCAGCGATGTTTGCCCAGGCGGCAACTGCGAGCTTGCCCCCCCTCTCGATCTCGATGCCGCGCTCGACCTCTCGCAGCGCGAAGCCCTTCGAAGCCTCGAAGGTAGACGTGCCACCAAAGCCCGGGACCGGCAGCGCTACGCGAATCATCGCGATCTTCATTCAAGCAGCCCCCACGAGACCGTGGGAGCGATAGCTCAGGCGCCAGCGCTCCTCGTGGTGCCGGATCGCCGGCGTGCGGATCGTGTAGTAGGCCGGTTCGCCGCGAAAGGCGGCCGCAACCAGCCGGCTCGCGACGTGCGCCCGCCTGAAGGCGTCCTTGGTGTACACCCAGTGCAGGTAGCCCTCGCCGTGTCGCCGCTCGAAGACGATCAGGCCATAGACCTGGTCGGCGTTGTCGGGGTCGACCGCGCAAAGTGCGTGTCCGCGCTCGAGGAGCCGCGTGATCAGTGCATGCGCGCTCGCGGCATGCCAGTTGGGGTCCAGGCCTGACCAGGGGTCCGATCGGCCGAGCGTGCGGATCCAGGGCTGGTAGATCAGCCCCGCATCGCCAGGCCCGGCGTCTCGGACCCCAATGGTCAGCCCCGGCAGCGCCATCTACGGCCGGCGCTGCAGCAGCAGCTTCACGTCGATCGTCTGGTGATCGGCGTCGGCCAACTCGCCGACGAGCGGCCGCTTGGTGTTGTCCTGCGTCTGCGTCAGCGAGGTGTCGCCCGTGCGGTTGACCGTGCACTCGCAGATCTTGACCCAGGGGTTCCCCGCCGTGCTGAGCGCGGCCTCGATCTCCGCGTCGGTCGGCGCGACCTGGGTGCCGGTCGTGGCGGCGGCACCCTTGACGTTGATCAGGGCGACGGCGCCGGCCTCGAGCTCGGCGACGATCGCCGCGACCGCGCTCTCCCCGTTCTCGACCAGCTCGGTCGTGTCGTGGAGGACGCGATCCGCCTCGGCCGCGAACTCCTTCTTGACGCCGCCGACGGCAACGAGCCCAGCGGCGAGGTCCACGCGCCAAGCGGTTTCCGCGGCGCCTGTGGTCTGCGCGCTCGGAGTCGTCGGGGCGCCGGCCAGCAGCCCCTCGGGCTGCGCGGCGTCGCGCGTCTCGATGTCGACGTGCGGATCGGAGCCACTCGACGAGTCCGTCTCGCGGTTGACCGAGAACGGGCCCGTGATCTTGAGATCGGCGGCCAGCAGTCCGCCGGCGTATTTGTCCTCGAGCGACACCTTCAGCTTGCCCTCGGCCGTTCGGGCCACGGCCGACACGCCCTCGATGTTCTCGCTGGCCACCGTGCCGTCCGAGTCGATCACGATCTGCCCAGCGAGCAGCTCCGTCTCCTTCTCGCGCATCAGGGGCCCGGGGTACAGATTCACGTTGGTCATCGTCTCACTCCTGTAAAGGCCCGAGGCCTAGGCGGTTTTCCGCGAGAGGTCGCGCGACTTCTGGAGGAAGCGAACCGCCTCGTCGCGCTCGTTGGTCGTGTGGCGCTTCATGAGCTCGGCGAGCACCGCGTCGTAGAGCTCGTTGAGGGTGGGCTCGGGCTTGGCCTCGGGCTCGGGTTCGGCCTCGGGCTTTTTCCGGCGCCGGGGTGCCGTCATCTCGTAATTCTTCACGATGGCTGCTCCTCTGGACTCGCGTCCACAATGGCGAGCCGTTGCCGGCCGCCGGATTCTGCGGCGACGACCGCAGAGGCGGCGTCGACCAGGTCCGATGTGCTGCGGTGTGCGAGTTGACCGCCATCTTCGCCGTCGTCGGGCTCGAGGTACTTGAGCATCGACTGGGCTGCGGTAGCCGCCTTAGCGATTGCATCTAGACTACGACGTTTGTCGTCTATGTGGCAATCGGCGCTTGACATCGACTCCTCGACCTGCCCAGCAGCCCTCCAGAGCATCGCCAGCCAGGCGACGGGGTCAGCAGCGGTGTATTTCTCCTCCTCGGTCGGCGCGGGGGCCGCTCGACGCACCTCGTCGAGCTCGGCGCGGGCCACGCCGGCCTCGGCGGACGCTCGAGCGCGCTCGGCGCCGGCGAACTCCTCCTCGAGGCGGCCGTGACAGTCCAGCGCCTGCTGCTCCGAGTCGAACGTGCGCGACTTCCGCTTCCCGCCCCGGAAGTAGTTCACCCGCCACTTGCCGTCGGGCAGCAGCTTGACCGAGACGACCCGGTTGGAGGCTTTCGGCTTACGTCCCATATGTTCCTCGATCCTCATCCTCTCGGTAGTAGTCGAGGTTCTCGTCGGTGCCGTTCAGGGCGTCAAGCGCTCGGCGCCCGAGGTCGCCGATGGTCCCGCCTCCACTGAGCAGGCGCTCGAGGAACACACGCGCGCGGCCGAACCGCGCGCGGGCCTCGCTCAGCTGCCAGCGCATCAGGTCAACCTCGCGCTGCTTGGCCTCGTGCTGCCCCCGGTTGAGCGGCGTGCCGCTGCCCAGCAGCCGCGGGTGGCAGCGCACGGGCTCGCGCGGGAGCGCGACCAGGCGTGCGCAGCCGCTGCCGTCCACGTCCGTCACGATGATGTGCTTGGTCGTCCACACCTGCACCGGCGGCACACCGTAGGTGTCGCGGGCGTCCTGCAGGAGCACCCGGCGCTCGACCGCCTCGCCCCAGTCCAGCAGCCACGTCTCGTGCATGTCCCGGAAGCTCGCGTCGAGCTCGGCGTCGGTGGGGATGTGCGGGCGGCCTCCCTCGCGCGGCACGACCTCCTCGAGCGTCATCGACTGCTTGCCGATCACCACCCACTCCGGCTGGTCGTCGTGCAGCGTGCAGAAGTCCTCGATGTGCCGCTGCACCGTCCGAGGCGCGCCGGCGGACACCACCTCCCAGCCGGGCGGGAAGGGGTCGTCGTCGGGGAAGGCGCCGGTGCGCTTGGAGGTGACGGTCACTCAGGCCACCGCAGGCAGTGGTCCTCTAGCTCCTCCCACGCCACCGAGCCGGGCCCGGTCCACTTGATGCCGTAGGACGTGTGGAGGTGCCGGGGCGAGCCCTCCGGGGCCGCCCACCACATGACGATGCAGTCGGGGTGCTTGGTCAGCCCATCCGGCGGGCGAATCCCCGCGTCGTGGACCTCGCGCGCCAGCACGACGAGCCGGTTGTCGGCGCCGGCCTCGAGCAGTTCGCGGTCCTGCTCGTCGCGGGCCTCGAGGAGCTTCTGCCGGAAGCGCTCGCCCAGGGCGTCGATGAACTCGCCGCTCATGATGGCCTCCTAAGCCTGGCTCCAATGGCGGCCAATCCGGCGTCCATCCAGAGTGCGGCTTTCCTGCCGGTGCACCAGACAATACGGATCCCCGCGGCTGCCAGCTTTTGCGGGGCAGTATCCGGCAAGGTGAAGTCATCCGGAGCGGCCACCGTGGCGGATGCGTCGTAGTAGTCGAAAGACCAATCGAGCCATGGCGGCCAATCGCCTGGGTTGCCAGGGTCAAACCCGAGGGCATCGAGCAGGGCATCTTCGAGCACCTCCTCGGCTGCGCCGGCTGCGGTATAGAGGTCGGTCCACCGTTTCATGGCCGTCATGGCGTCATTCGGCGGGCTCGGGGTTGACGAGGTCGTCGAGGATCTCGTGCGTCTCGCCCGAAACCCAGGTGCTGTCCTCGTAGCGCTTCAGCAGCGCCTCGACGCCGGCGCGAAGCCGCTCGCCGTCGGCCAGGCGCCGCAGCGCCTCCTCGCGGATGACCTGCTGGTCGTCGGGCTCGGCCGCCCAGTGCTGCGCCTCCTCGAGGCGGTCGACGAGCTCCTCGGCGGTCAGGTCGCGCGGGCTAGTCGGCATCGGGAGCTCCCGGGGCAAAGCGAAGGGGGTTGTTGGCGGCCTGCAGCTTGCCGAGGGCCCAGTAGGCCGCGGCCGGGAACTTCCACTCGACCCGGCCGCGCTCCCAGTCGGACAGCTGCTGCACCGAGACACAAAGCTCGCGGGCGAGGTCGCCCAACGAAACGTTGGCGTCTTCGCGGGCTCGGCGGAACACTGCGCCCTCGTTGGGGTCGTTGCGCGTTCCCATGGGATGGTTTTGGTTCGTTTGTGCCACCTGTGTCAACATAAAAGGTAGTTTAATGCCCTTTTTTGTGAAAAACGGGTGTTTTGTGCACGGCGGACCCGCGCTGGGGGGTGGCTGGGTCTGGGGGGTCGGGGGGTCTGAAGCCCCCTCGAGTTGGCACGGTCTTTGACGGGCGTAAGTGCGCGAAACCATGCGTGTTTTCGGGTTGGCATGGATCCGATCGGGCTGCTGAATCGTGCCAAGTCTGCCGCCACGATCCGTGCCAAGATCTGTGTTGCGCTGCACCCAAGCCGGCGCGTGTGCCAAGTGTGCCAATTATCGCAGAATGCCCTGTGGGCCAATCTCGGGGCGATTGGAGCCATCCTGTGAGATCGCCTTGTACGCCATTCTCAGCCCGATCTGAGATCGCATCGTATGGCAATCTCAGCCCGATCTGCGCCGTTCTGTG